CAGTGGTTCTTATAATATTGAGATATTTCGTTGTCTGATATTTGGATCATCCAGACTGGGACGTTATTGGATAACATATTTACCTAGCATTAGTGCGTCATTATTGATATACCGATGATAATCCTCTAGGACTGCTGGTATATTTCTTTTCGATTCAACGAATAGAGGAAGTAAATCATGTAGTGTTTTTTCATCAGAAACAGGATAAGCCCATGGTGTTTCTCTATAGGTGTTATTAGATCTCTGTGTAATACTAACCAGAGGCTTCCAGAATAACCCAGCCAAGCCCTTACCTAATCCACCATAACCAACACAATACTCTGATGTAGCAACTTTCTTAATAGCGTTTTTAATAGGTTCTCTATAAGAGATCTCTACTATAGTAAATCCTTGATCTTCAATAATATTTCTAAAGTCTTCCCAACGACCTTTCAATGTATCCTTCCAGTCGTGTAACTCGTTTATATTATACTCAGGTGTCCAAATACAGATTTGATTCTTAACAACACTGTAATGGTTCTTAGGTTCCACTAAAGCATGTAAGGAGATAGTGTCATCGAATACGTTCTTGTACCTTGGTAATACCCTCGAACCTGCAGATGGTACTTTAGATATCCCGTTATATACTACACCCATTGACCGCATATGGTGTGTGACATTGACTCGGTGACACATCACAATCTCGTCTTGTAGTATTTTAAACCTTTCTAATTTAGTTTCTGGATCTAATCCATGGAACTTACGAGCTTCCCCACAGTCCCAATGAATGTTGAGGTTAACTTCAACCCCAGACTTCTTAGCGAATGTGTTGGCATAGCCAAGGGAATGTATAATATCCCCGTAGCCATACGCGCCCCACCAGTCTACATTAATCGCCATTTTTAGCGATGATAAAGTCTTTAACTAAACCTGATCTTACGATGTCGGCAGAAGTAAACTCAATTGTAGTGAAGTGGTCTTTAATCTTAGGTCTAGCAAGGATTCGTAAGAAAGCATTAACACCTTCACCTTCCTTACCTCTAAGGTCCGATTGCTTGTAGTCACCAGAGAATATGATCTTGCAGTGCCTACCTACTCGGGTGATTACCGACTCCAATTCATGTTGAGACATATTCTGCATCTCATCAACAACAATGATACAGTTGTTATATGTGATACCACGAATGAATGATGTACTCTCGAAGTGTAGTTGGTTCTTAGTTTTAAGATTATCCCATGCAGTATAACAACCAAATAGCTCGTTGAATATACTTTTATAAGGGGCTGTGTAAGCCTCTTTCTTCTCGTCTTCGTCTCCTGGAAGGAAACCTATATCTCTTGTTGGTACAATAGATCTCATTATGATAAGATCGTGGTACGGTGTGTTTCCATCTAACACATTTTCTAGAGCCATTGACAGTGCTAAGTAGGTTTTACCCGTACCTGCTGAACCATTGAGAATAAGGTTTTTACCTTCTTCCCAACCACTGATGGCGTTATGTTGGCGCTGGTTTCTCCCTTCTAGTTTAGGGAGGTCGTCGATTCTAATTTTCTTCTGGTTCTTATTCAATTACCATTCCTTTAGTGCGTCGTTTGGTGGATAGAATTTCTTTAAGTTTTTCATCCGACTTCGAAAATCTCCATCGGACTTCCCGTACATATCCTTCGTACTACCATAATTAAACTTGACAGGCTGCATCACAGTACTGCAGTTGTTTGTTTCTTTATAACTATCCAGCTCGGAGATCTTCATAATATCATCCCACTGTTCGCCTGTGTCGTTATCTTTAAACGTGTAAGTAGGCATTTAGATTACCTTATCGCCCCAAACACCTTTAACCAATTTCTCGGTCAAACCTTTGATCTTCAGCTTCTTATTGACAGCCTGATCTAGATACATAGCATCCATAGGATGGATCTGTTCTAGCATAGCCTTATATGAAGAGTCAGCTCTACTTTGTTCCACATCACCCTTAGCTAGAGGCACCAAGTATTTGGTGATATCCCGTAAGTTCGCCACCTGTGTATCTTGTGGTAACCAATTAATATTTTTAGATACATGTATCTTAACTTTCTCATCAAAATTAATCTTCATAATATCCCGTAAGGCTAAACAATCGTTGTCGCCCAATATTTTGATCTTACCTTCCCGAGTTGGTGACTCTTCAACAGCATCTAAGATCTCATATATTTCCATTAAAATTCCCCTGCGCATTCTACTAGTAGTTTCATTTGGTTTTCAACCAAATACGTTAATATGTTACTTCTTTCGCTATACTTATAGTTCTCATATAAGCTCACACTTTCACTCTTGATCACTTCAGGAGTTCTATGTAGGTCAATCATTTCCCTGTTACGCATATAGTTCCTGTAACATTCCTCAGGCATATGAGCCTTTAGGTCGTCACGATGTTCCCACCACTCATTGATTAACTTCATCCGCATTGGAGTCTGTCGAATCTTATCAGTGAATGAGTTATCAGGAGACATTACGTTAGGTACACCATCACACGAATCGCCCTTCATTATATGTTCAAAGATATACTTAGTAGGATCAGCTTCCTTAAGCATCTTCTGAAACATTGGGCTCCATTGGATAACGTGACCGTATGCTTGTAATTGGATGAAGTCTTTATCGGCTGAAACGATAACAACGTTCTCACCCACAACAGGTTCGGACTTGTGTATAGTTAAAGCCCCGATGATATCATCAGCCTCTGCGTTATCAATACGTATTACTGCGTATGGGAAGTTCTCTCGTAGATCTTGTAGGATAGTATCGATGTGAGCATATATCGCTTTCCAATCAATCTTATCTGTATCTCGTTTAGTTTTACGTGAGGCTTTGTATTCAGGATAAACATCCTTCCGCCAAGAATATGAATCGCAAGCGATAACCATATTACCATACTTACTCTCAGGATACTTCTGACGATACATTCTTAAGTTATTCAGGACGATATGTTTAACCAATCCTTCACTTAGAGGTTCGCCCCTGTTAAGTTGTCCCATAATAGAACCAACTGCCATACCGTTAAAATCAACGATTACCATAATCTACTCCATACTTTAATAATTTAATTCTTACACACCTATTATAACGCATAACGGTATGAAAGTCAACACTCATTCAATAATATTTTTAACACTTCCTATCCCAATCTTAATAGCAATGATGCCATTATAATTGTCTTCCCTTAGTAATACGTCCTCATCGAACTGTATCTTCGCTTCATAATAGTTGGTGTTACCTCTGGTCTCACACAACATTATAATCTCGCGTTTGAAGTTACCGTGACCGATCTCTTCAATGTCTGCGCAGAGCCGTTTAGACGAACCCCAATAATCCTGCCAATCTGTATCAACCACTTTAATACGCTTGTTAACTCTACCTATGAGAGGCTTCAGTTTACGTTTGCTTTTAAAGTATTTCCTTCCTACGTAATCGTGTCCAGTGACTAAGTTGGTTACACGGTATATAAACCCGTAATAATCTCCAACGTCTTCTAGACCAAACTCCTTACCTTTATATGTCCATTTCGGTATCATCGAAGGTTCCTTCTTCAAGGTCGATTTCATACCCGCAGAAGGGACAGAACGGGATATCGATATCCAAGTTCGTCGTACAGCTCTTATGACCATCTTCGTGTAGTAATACATTATACGTTTTATTACAATCCCTGCAACCTATCATAACGACAAGCCGTCCAAGTTCATCGAAAAGTGCTCTACTGTTTCAGTATAACCTCCGACGTAATGCTTACCAGAGAATACCTGAGGCATTGTCCTTGCTTGAGGAGCGGCTTCTCGCAAGTCATCTATTGTATAACTACCGCTTTCTATATTATTTTCTGTAAAGGGCAACCCCTTACTATTTAAAAACTCTTTAACCATCGTGCAGTAGCCACAATGGTCTTTACTCCAAACTACAATATTCGTCATAAACTTAACCCTTTGAACGTATTCTCTTGTACGTCTTGTTTAACACCGCCTACAATATATGCGGTTATCTCTGTCTCTTGTGGGGCAACTTGTACATTACCACCTCCTATCCACTTCTCGGTCCAAGGCAGTGGGTTAGCCTGTTGTACATGATAGCTCGGTGTATAGCCTACGCTCTTCATGCGTTTAGCTCCGATCCATCGTACATAATCTTGTAACAACTTGGTATTTAGACCGATCATTGATCCGTCTTTGAATAGGTATTCAGCCCATTCCTCTTCCTGTTTAATTGCTGTTAAGAACATACCTTCGACCTCAGCCTCAGTCTCTTCCTTAATCGTAGCAAATTCAGGGTCTTCTTTAACTAGGTTCTTAAGTATCATTAAGGAAGCAGCTAAGTGTGTGTTCTCATCTCGAGCAATTAGCTTGATGATCTTAGCGTTACCTTCCATCTTCTTAAGCTCAGCAAAACCCCAAGAGCAAGCGAATGATACATAGAAACGAACCCCTTCTAGAATGTAGATAGACATCATACATAGGTAAAGGAGTTTCTTATGTTCGCGCGATCCGTGCTCACCATCATAGTTCATTAGGTTATCGTAATATTTCGACACGTCTGTACCGCATGTCACTATCTCAGGAATGCTAGTTAGCTCGTCAAATACGATTGATGGGTTTGGATACACATTACGGATGATGTGGGTATATGAGCGGGAGTGAATCGTCTCAAAGAACGACCACGTCTCGATCAGCACTTCTAACTCTGGTAAGGAAACCAAAGGAAGTAATGCTAGGTTGGGTGACCGACCTTGGACCGAATCTAATAAGATCTGGCGCTTAAGGTTGGCTGTAAATATATGTTGTTCACTGGTAGTTAATTTGGAGTAATCAATCTTGTCTTTAGTAACATCAATCTCGTCAGGAGTCCAATAAAAAGAGATCATCTTCTCGTAGAGCTTTTGGATTGGGGGATACTTAACAATGTCATACCTAGCTATGTCTAGATCTTCTGAGAAGAACATATTACGAGTTAGGTGGGAAGTCTTACTTACATTAAAAACACTTTTCATAATCTAGATATACCTTACTTTATTTGGTTATTGCGCTTCCAGCCCAATAGAATTTGATCGGCAATAAATTGGTGGGGAGTTCCTGTAGGATACTCGTGCTGCCATAAAGGTGCCATCTTCAACGCACTGGATTCAACGCGCTTAATATGTCTTATGTTGCTGTACTTCTGGTACTTCGACTTCATCTTGGTATAAATTACTCTGGCCATTACTCTGTTCTTAATTAAATTGTTAAAATTGAGAGGTATTCGGTGACGAGGAACCTCTTAGAAACCTCGACTAGCGGCTTTACGCTGCTAGTGCATAAACGTTATCATTTGCGTTTAAAATTATTGTGTTATAGTCTTATCTAGACTAACGCCAATTACCTTCCTAGTACCCAATCGAATCCAGAACACCCCCATCAGAAACATTCTAAGCCAGAACGCTTTTGGTGGAGGTGAGGGGAGTCGAACCCCTGTCTTGAGTAATTCCAACAATCAGTTTACGTTGTTAGTGGTGGGGTCTTCGGTTGCAACAACCTTCAGAGCCTTACCCCGTTGACTCACCGTCCTGCACGAACGAGATCTTGGTTAATCTTATCGTTGGCCTCAAGGAACAACGGGAAGAAGAAATTTGATAACACTGCTACGGCAAAAAAGCTCAATAGTATATATAACATTTAACACCTCTGTTTCATTAATATACAACTATTATACTACATATTTGAACAAAAGTAAAGCTTATATTTTACAAGATTCACAATCTTCTTCATCTTCGTCACCAGCTTGATCGTTGGTATTGAAGTAGTATAACTGCTTACCACCGTACTTGTAGAAGGTGATTAGATCCTTTAGCATAGTAGACATAGGAATCTTGTTATCATCATAGAACGCAGGGTTGTATGAAGTGTTAACAGAGATACCTTGATCGACGTACTTCTGAAGGACAGCCATTATCTTAAGATAACCTTCTGGTGAACGTTGATCCCACAGTAAGTCATACTTGTTCTTCAAGTTATGAATACCTGGAACAACCTGAGCCATTACACCATCCTTAGATTGCTTGTACGATACTAGCGCCCGAGGAGGTTCAATACCGTTTGTCGAATTACTAATTTGAGCTGATGTCTCTGCTGGCATAAGTGCCATAAGAGTTGAATTTCTAATACCATTTTCTTTTAATAGTTCTCTTAGATGTTGCCAATCCATACGTTCTTGGTGAGGGACTAGTTCGTCCACTTCCTTCTTGTATGTATCGATAGGTAGTATCCCCAGAGAATACTTGGTTTGATTGCTACGAGAGGGAGCACCGAACTCCTCAGCTAGGTCAGCAGACGCTTTGATTAAGTAATAACTCCAAGCTTCTGCGTATTCATCTACTATCGCTAGAGCGTCATCGTCATACTTAAGACCACGTTTAGCTAGGAAGTGAGCAAAGTTAATAATGCCTACACCTAGTGGTCGTCTGTTGTATGTAGAGATTTGAGCAGCTTTAACGGGATACCCTTGGTAATCCAATAGAGAATCTAACGCTCTTACAGTTAGATCACAATACTTCTCGAACTCAGAAGGATCGTTGATCATACCCCAGTTGATAGCAGCCAGTGTACATAAGCTAATCTCACCTTGCTCATCATCGTATGATTCTAGACCTGTAGAAGGTAGAGTAATCTCTTGACAGAGGTTTGATTGGTGAATAGGAGCAACCGCTTCTATAAACGAACTATGAGTGTTTGCGTGGTCTACGTTCTGTAAGTATATCCGTCCAGTCTCTTTACGTTCTGTCAAGAACTGAGAGAATACTTCTAGTGCGGGTAATACCTTCTTGCGGATAGATCGGGTCTTCTCATACTTCTCGTATAGAGTCTTAAACTTCTCCTGATCTTCAAAGAAAGCATCATACAATCCAGGAACATCGTGCGGGGAGAAGAAGGTGATATTACCACCAGACATCAAACGCTCGTACATCAACTTATTGAATTGGAAACAATAGTCCATCGAACGGACGCGTGTCTCTTCAGTACCCTTATTATTCTTTAATACAATAAGGTCTTCAAACTCGTAATGCCATAACGGAAAATGAACAGTAGCAGCACCACCACGTACACCACCCTGCGAACAACTTTTAACCGCGCTTTGGAAGTATTTGAGAAACGGAATAAGTCCAGTATGAACCACAGAACCATCCCCAATGCGAGAACCGACAGCCCTAATTTTACCAGCATTGATCCCCAATCCAGCTTTCTTAGAGATATACGAAACGATAGACGACGCAGTAGCGTTGATAGAACCGAGTGAATCATTAGCTTCCAACACTACACACGAACTAAATTGCCGTGTCGGTGTTCTTACTCCTGCCATAATAGGTGTAGGTAAAGATATATAGAATTGTGATATGGCGTTATAAAACGTCTTCACATAATGCATACGCTGTGTCTTATAATCAGCGAATAAAGTCATCGCTATCATTATATACAATACCTGTGGTGTCTCATAAACAACACCACTAGCCCTATCCTGTACAAGGTACTTCGATCGCATCTGTTCCATACCAGCATACGTGAACTCGTTGTCACGTTCGTGCTTAATGATATTGGCGTTGATATGATCTAATTCGTCTTCATCATACTTTAATAGAATATCTTCATCGTAAACACCAGCATTGATGTTCTTGATAATAATGTCTTTAAGGCGCATCGGTTCGAACTGACCATACACATACTTACGAAGCTTATAGTTAATAAGCCTAGCAGCAACGTATTGATAGTTCGGTGTGTGTTCTGTGATTAACTCAGAACTGGACTTGATCAATAGATCGTGGATAGACTCAGTGTCCATCTCATCGTATAACTGAACATTAGCCTTCATTTCGATTTCTGATATCGAAACTCCGACGATGTCCTTACAAGCCCATTCTAGAATTTTGTGGATCTTCGTTAAGGAAAATCTTTCCTTATCACCGTTCCGTTTAGTGATTAATATAGTCATAATATCTCCGTTACATTATAGAGCTATTATACCCTAATGCGAATAAAAAGTCAAGCTTAAATTAGGTTGTTTGCTGTAACTAAGTTACCGTCTAGAGTTCTGTATACTAGCGTATTACCGAAAGACCCTACTGGATCAACGTCTTCTAATACAACAACAGAACCTTTAACATGTGACTCGTCTATGTCGGTATTAAGAATATACCAACCAGCTATCGTTTGTTCTTCAAGTACACTAAGAGAATCATCGGCTACAAATGTGTAACCCATTTCCTCTAATGCTGATAATATACCTTCCTCACTCATACCTGTCTCTTCCCTTAATAGGAATAAGGCTGCAGCGTAAGAAGCTAATTTGGATCTACCGAATGGAACCTTCTCTAGGATTCGTTTGATGTTGAATACCAATCTGTGGAATGTAGTGTACGCATCCTTTTGGTCGTTAGTCTTCAGATCTTTGAATTTGATTAAGTTCTTACCATCTTCATCAATAATACCTTCAGCGAAAGCGTCTGTATCTTTCCAATCTGTAACTAATGTTTTAAGGAACCTGTACGTGTAATACATGTCCGCAGCTCTTGATATGCTCATCTACATTTTCCTTAGTACATCGATTACATTAGCATCGAGCGGGACACCTACGTAATCGGATTCTGGCAGATAGTTTAAAAATATAAGGAAGGTCTTAAGGACATCCCTCTGTTTATGGTTACAATTAAACATTGACATCTTGGCCGTTTCTGTCGGACCAAATACATTGTTCAATATCACTAAGTGGTTCAACAGCAACCTTTCCTTTAACTCATCATCACGGCAATAGCGATTAATCAACCTATTGATGTAATTGAATCTAGCGAAGTCGCTTTTAAATTCTTCAGTTGTTGACCACTTCCCAGCTAAGTATTTCTGGGAAGCGTACAACTCAAAGTTATCTTTCGATAATTCCATATTAAAATAGTTTCTTGACCTTTTGAAATAACGTTGGTTTAGTACCTAAATCAACACCCGTTTTAACTTCTACGCTTTCACTTTTTTTTTAGCTTCTTTCTTCACTTCGTTAAACTCATCACACTGAGCTTGAGTGAAGTCACCTTTGATTAACATAACTCCATTCTTCTGGAATAAACCGTTCTTCTTAGCGATTGCCTTAGCGAATTGACCTTTTTTCTTATGCTTCATTTACTACTCCTAACGATGTCTGAAAGCCAGACATTCTTTAATTCATTATTAACCAGCACACCTACGTGGTTCGCTGATAAGGTTTTGATAACTGCTGATTCTCTAGTCTCTGTGATAGTGACTTTATCACCAACATTAAATAGGTCACCACTTACATACTTCTCTCTTATATAGGAGGTTCGTTTATAGTTAAAATGCTGTTTGAAGTCGCCCGACTCTGTTAAGCCCATACCTTTACGAACGGCATTCATTAAGCCCTTAGCGTCTTTGAACGAGGAAGGCATACCCTTAGAGAATGTTATTAAGTCATTCTCTTTAGCCGCAGCCCTTAGCTTTGAAGCTGACATACCAGATACATCATCGGAGTCTGGGTCACGTTCACCAGCACTAATAACATTAATACCGTCAGCGAACTCATAGAATCCGTGACGACCTTTAACACCATTATACTTGTTCAGGGTAGTCTTGAATTCCTCAACACGATCAGAACCTACTACTAGTGTACACTTGATAAAACCATCATCGTATGCTTTACTAACCGCATGGAAAATAGTTTTAACGCTCTTATCAGACATTATATGGCGAGCATGCTTAGGAAACATCTTCCGCATGAACTTAACCTTATCCTTAAACGATAGTGGGTTTTTCTTCTTGTCTTCTGTCTGGCTCGGGTATATTCTGTGCTTGCTTTTATTAGCAACTGAGAACACCTTATCCAACAGCTTTTCGTGGCCGTTGGTAGGTGGGTTAAACCTGCCGAAGCTAATCACGACCTCTTGGTCGGTAGCTTCTGATATGTGCTGCTTAAAAGAATGAATCATTATTTACCTTTAGATGAGATCGCTTTAGCTTTGTCTCTGTGGTCTTTTTTCACGGTTTTCACTAACTTCTTGGACATCTTAGCAATCTTAGCCTTCATAGCTGGGGACGCCATTCTCTTCTCTAAAGAACCTTTCTGACCGTTACTCATACTAGCCTTAGACTTATCCTTGGCTAACTTCTTAACAATTATAGAACGGGCTTTAGACATAGCAGCAGTCTTAGCCTTTTCAGGAGACATAGAAGATCGTTTCATCGACTTATCGCGTTTCCTTTGATTCTTCTTAGCATTACGTTTAGCATTACGCTTCATCGTCATACGTGTCTTCTGCGATACTTCTACTACTTCATCTTCAACAACAACTACTTCGTTATCTTGACTCATTTTCCCACCCTTTTATTATGTTCTTACTGAAATTGTTATGGCTGAATTCCATCCGATTGACGATCTTCACAGCACCGTTTGTTAAATGGTCTATAGCAACATAACCCTCAGCCCCAGTAACTTTAAAGCCACTATTAGTCTTTACAAAGGTATTTATACTTCCGACCTTATCCAATCGAGCTAATAACTTATGTTTAGCGTCGACTAATTCGTTTTGCATATCAAACATATTCTGAAGGTTTTTCTTATTATCCGCAGAGAACCAAGCTAACGCTTCAATCTTAGCTGCGTTCTTCTTAGCCTTACCCTTGTCTGATTTAAGCTTATCTATCTCTTTATCGTAGCGAGCATGGATCCACGTTATCAATTCTTCTACATGCTTTCTGGTGTCTTTGATTTCAATTTGTTGACGCACTTTCGTATTGCGAAAGGTATTAATAAATAGATTAATATCTTTATCCGTAGATACGTCCTTAAGTGCTCCAGCTTTGATTTTATGGAAGAGCTTTCCCGCATTGGAGATGTGTTTTGTGATTTCATCAGTTTCTTTCTTAGTAAGTGTAGCAACCCCTGATAGGTCGGGAAGGTCTGCAGACTTCTGCCAAACAGAACTTACCTTCTTAAACTCGGAAAGCTTAACACCAAACGACGCGGACATACTTTCAAAGGAACTGCCTGTATATTTGGTATGCCATACAACACCAATCTTAGCGTTTAATACTTCTCTAGCTGCTTCGACAGGGACAGCGTACACGATTGTATTAGGGTGAAAAGTTACGTACTTAACCCCATCTATTGTTTCTTTCTTAAGGTCGTCCCCTGTGAACATTATATCACCTTGGAACACACCCTTCTTAATACCAACCTTCTTGAGCTCAGTATAAGCAATCTTCATCTTACTGGCTAAATCAGGGTTAGGGATATCGGCTTTGATCTCAGCGTGTGATTTATAAACCTTTGGATTCTTGTTGAAGATACCTTTTTTGGCTACAAAGAACTCCCCATCCGCAGGATCAATACCAGCGAATACAGCAGGTGCACCGTCCCACTTAACAGTTACCTGCTTAGACGAATTATCGCTGCCACCTAACATATCACGCAAGTCTCTTAATGCGTTTAGAGCAGCTCGAGTACCTTCGACTCCACCGTCTATGACCATATCTTCAATATGCGTCATATGGGTGTTCTTAGCTTCCTCTAAGTAATTCTTGAAATTCATTAACCACCTACCTTATAGTGAATCGACGAGTAGTCGTTTAATTTGTAACCAGACATTGCTAGAGTCTTTAGGTTGTCATTACCAGCCTTATATATGGTCAACGCATAACGCATCATTACATACACATATACAAGCTTATTATACTCTAAAGTATCGAGCTTGTCAATGTTTTTAATCGACATATGACCTAATTTAGATAATTCTTTTGAGAGTTCTAAAACATTAGTAGTGGTCACTTCAAAGGAAACCTTATCAGAACCAGTCGTTTTAATCAAAGGCGCTGCAATAGCTCCTAGGAACACCAAACTCTTATCTACCTTACCTTCAAAATAGATCTTAATATCAGAGAGTTTTGTTATTGCCTGAGCCTTAGCCCTAGCGCGTATCATGAACCCTTTAGGTTCACCCGAAGTTTTAATGTCCCAATGCTTATTAAGTATATCATACACAGAAGGAGCGAACTTTAGATCGAACGGCTTAACATTAGAATTATCTATAATCTTGGCTGTCGTAGGCTTGGTGGATTTCTTTAACGAAACCCCATATAGTAAACCTTTAGTGAATAGTTCTTTGATAATGATATTAAAGTCAACTAGAGACTTAGCTGAATCAAGCTGATTGATTATATAGGACTTCTTAGTGCCCTCATAGATCCAAATATCAGCTGGGTTCCAGTTATCATTCTTATCTTTAAAGGAGTGATTCTTTCTAAGCATATTGAATATATCAGTACCAATAGAACTACTATCACTATCCAAGTCAATCTTATACTTCTTACTTAACTTGATTACTTTGGTAATAGCGTTAGCGTGGTTAGTGAATGATTTATACCAAGATTCATCGAATACGAAACCAACCATATCATTGACTTGGTTCATCGTAGGGTATTTGTTATTCTGTTGCTTATATTCTAAGAACTTTATAACACCTGTTTCGTGCTGAGGAGTAGAAGGAGTTCCTTGAGATTTCTCTGATTGGAAGAAGAACCCTTTACCTGAACTGAATTTTAATAGAACCTTACCTGAACCAACAATAACCTTAGTAGTATCACCATCGACAACTGTATCGAATACAGACATATACTTGGTTATCTTAGCTAGAGTTCTCTTATCTGTTACTTTAATTTCCGTTTGTGTAGAATCGTTGAAAGACTTAGATTGCTTACCAACAGCATCATAGTGTATATCATCTACAGTGTCTGGGTTCATCTTAACGAAGTCTACAAGGCGTTTGGCTATCTTACCTTTATCCTTGTTCTTAAAGGTTGGTTCTTCACCGACCTTATACTTAGCGAAGGCACCTTCTGTTAGGAACGTCTTAAATTGCTTCATATTACTTACCAGTACTCGACATTTTCTTCATTGCCTTTGTTAATTCCCCTTTAGGGATACTCTTAATAATCCAAGTGTATAATTCGGTCATTACCTGAAGCTCACGCATTATAGACTTACCGCGTTGCTTTAGTGTCAGATATTTGAAGTCTTTGATTACACCACCCTTAGCTTTAGATCTGTCAGAACCTGTCGGTGCCATCCAAATTGTGTTCTTAGGGTTATTTAATACTACGTGAATAGAACCGTTCAGTTGGATCAATTCTTTACTCTTACCAGCAAGGAGTTCGTATATAGTAGCACCCGCACCAGAATGCGTAGAGAACATAATGTCGTCAGGGACGATTCTTTCTCTAGATTTGTTCTGTTTGATTGCTATATTATATTCTTGAAGAACCCATATAAGGTGGATATTGGCTGGGTTGTAACCTGCGTTTAACAGGTCAGGCATCATCTTCTTAACTTTCTTTATATCGTTGAAAGTCATATCGAACATGATGTTAGGGAGGGTTTCTTTCTTACTCATTTGCGTTATCATTAAACGCATCGTGCGATCTTTAATATCTTTCTTAAGGATGAAAGCGTGCATGGCTGCTACGTCTTCAGGCTTCTTAAGGTCAAGCCCTTGAATCTCTGGATACTTATCCTTTAATGCTGCGATCTTTAAGAATGATTTCTTCCATTCATCAACGTCACGGACTTTGAACTTCTCGCCTTCCATGAAGTTATCACGAGCGAATCCCTTACCTGATCCAGCACCACCAGCAAGAAATACGATTTGACCGTACTTCTTACCGTTGTTGATGAGGATCATCTTTTCTTGAAGGGAGTGCCCTTTAAAATCTATCATCGAAATAATGTCCACCTATAGTTTACTATTATTTATAAGATTTTAATTATATCTTCTAAGTTATCTATGTCAGACCATTTCTTTAGTTTGACCAGTTTTTTAGTAATACCCTTGAGAACCTTATCCTCTGATATCACCCCATTATGATAAAGAATGAGTACCATAGCTAGGAGGTCGCTAATCTCCGTCTCGAGGTGAGCCAAGTTCTTCTTATCGTCAAGCCCAAACCTCTGGAGCTTACAAGAAGCTTGGATTACCTCAGCACATTCTTCATTTAGAATCGTCAGTATCTCGTTCACCGATCACATAATCCTTAGCCGCTGTTGCGTCTTCTAATATTTTCAGTAGGATTTGACCTACCGCCTCATTGAATTCTCTACTTCCGTGAGGGTTTTCGTATAGGTAATCAACCACATCGTAATCAAACGACATAGATTCGTCATCAGGTAATAGCTTTATGCTGTTGTAACAATACACTACCCCATCATGTTTACCACCTTTAAGTTGGACGTACCACTGATCTTGATCTAAGTCCTTTTCAGTAAACGTCCACGAATCATATAGCTTCTCTTTCATTAGAGTTCTCCTATAGGGAATATCTCTGCGATAATCTTACCACAAGCCTTAGCGATATCCATATGCTCTTTCTGTGTACCGTTAGCCTGACGAAGTTCAATGTAGTGGATCCAAGAGCGCATAGTGCCGTTTATATATAAACGTGATACAGTATTCCCTTCTGGGAGTACAACACGAGCTTGCTCTTTCGCGATACCTTTAGTGATTGCCCACTGGTAGGCTGAGTTGGCTGCGGAGATTGCTCTTCGTTGATACTCATTCCACTCTTCTTGGAGTTGAGGGTCGTCGATTTCAACGGAGTTTTGACGGTTCTTTGTGTCTTGGAGACGCGCTTCTCTAAGGACGAATTCAAGGTCTTTTGTGGGATCAGCATAACGTTGTGAATACTCCTGGAAAGCGAAAGACCGATGACGTAGCATCTGACGTGCGATATCCCTTGTAGTTTCTACTTCCATACAGACCGAAACCATCTCTAGTGGGCTCCAATGCTGGTGCTTAATCAGATACTTGATTAACTTAGCTCCGGACTCATAGTTGTCTTGGTTATCTGGGGCAGATACCCTAGCGCAAAACGATACTAAATCCATCGTCTCATTCTTATTGGAATCGAACGTAAGTACAGGTGGGCGACTATAACTAATTAACTTAGCCTTCATAGATCATCCCCTAGTTCTGGGTCTCGACGTGTGTCCCAAATACCAGCATTACCACCACGATCTGCGTATTGCTTTTGGGCTTTCTCGTAGCCTTCAGCGATTAAACGTTCGAACGTATTGAACAACCGAACGAACTTCATTTCGTACAATACACGGACGCTATTAACAACTTCTTCGGTATTAACTTCAGGTTCATTGAGTGACTCTTTTATTAAATCTAGGTCTTCAATAACTCCCCAGCAATCCATAATATGTTCTTCTAACTTAAATCTTGTATCCATAATAATTCTCCTAAATTTTAAATCCTTCGAATCCACCACCTGATGAACTCACTTGGTCTGTACTCAGTGTTTGTGCTGAGTCTTCTACATCATATAACCGCATCTTAGCTCGGTCAACACCTAATACGAAACGACGAGTAGTACCTGTTGGGTCGTTATATCGGTTCTTTAATTGTTTAACCATTATCTGGTTAAGCCCTTCCAGCTCCTCAGTAGATATTAATGCGAACATTAAGTCGGCTGTGGCAGGTAATCCAAACGACTCCGAAGTATCTGTTAAACCAACATCAGAGTTATCGTAACCACTACGAGTAGTCTGTGTTGCCGTTAATACAGGAACGTTATTCTCTACAGCTAATCCACGAAGTTCCTCAGCAATGGCCTTGACATACGTATAGGTATCTCCAGTCATCTTCATACGGGCTGAAGAGCATATGTTAAGATAGTCTACACAAATAAGGTCAGGGATGAAGCTTCGTTTAAGCTTAAGCTCAGTTAACAAGGCACGAAAGTGTCCCACGTTAGCTGCTCCAGTTGGATATTCTTTAATGATTAACTTACCAACGCCCTTCTTATTGATGTTATTAACCTTATTATCAAAAGCTTCTCTTGATAGATCGGTTAACTTGTCAATAGGGACGTTCATTAAGTTGGCATCGATACGTTCAGCTACACGCTCCTCACTCATCTCCATAGTAATGTACAATACATTCTTATGTTGAGATAGAGCAGCAGCAGAGACGTGACACATGAACAAGGACTTACCTACACCCGTTCCCGCGAGAGCAACGTTCAGAGACTTATTAACCAAACCACCCTTAGTGATTGTGTTAAACATCTCTAGATCGAACGGTAAATGCTCCTCGGTTCTGTGATAGAAGTCATAACGTTCATTAGCGTTATCGATATAATCGTGTCCGACGTTCGTATCAAAGGTAATTGATAGAGCCTCAGATAACAATTCAGGGAGAGCATTCTTCGTTAGTGATTCATGCTTACCGTCAATGATATTAATAGAGTCCATTATAGCTAAGAAAATAGATCGGTCTTGACACCACTTCTCTGTTTTCTGTAACAACCAATCACCGTCAACTTCATCGGTCTTTGAAGCAAGGTCTCCTATGATAGAAAAGGTTTCTGGTACGAGATCTCCAGGAATGTCAGACTTTTGTTTCATTTCAATAGAGAGGGCTTCCTCATTAGGAACCTTCTCGTATTTATTAACAAAGTCTACAACCCCATCGAATACGACCTTATGTGCCCCATCGAAGTATTTCGACTTCAGATGGGGAATGGTTTTTCTCATAAAAGACTCGTCTTGAATGAGGTTTCTCAAAATAGTAGTTTCTAAATTCATAGTACCTATTATACTCTATATCATAACAAAAGACAAGTTTATTTGATCATTTCCGCATGACCAACTTCATATTCACTTTTCAGGTACGCTTTGAAGTCCGTGTTAGCAAAGATAGGATCCCAGAACTCCTTAGTTAAGGTCTCTTTGAATCGTACTTTCTTATCTTCGACTTCACCAGTCTTAGTATCCACTCTAGAATACCAACCGATTGTAGGCTTGGCCACATAGTTACCTTTCAACCCCACGTCCAGCAATCCTGAGTATGGAGCGATACCACCTTCCCAAGTAACCGAGATAGGAATCTTAGATTTCTCTTTAACGAAACGAGACTTCTCTACGTTGATGATGAAGTTATACCCTTCGATCTCCGTGCCTTTCTTCTCTTGTTGACGACCAATGATCCAGATGTTATCACTAGAGTAGTAGATACCTGTACCACCAGAAACGATAGCTTTAGGGAATAGACCAATCTCTTGATACGTATGGTTGATTGCTAATAGAGGAACATCCTTCATAGTAAGGTATGGTGTCGTCATACGGAACAGACTCTTTAAAGCCTTAGCTCTAGACATATCACCTACTGACTTCTCATTCTTAGCGTCTTCTAATTCCTTCTTAGAGGCCAAGTTACCTACTGAGTCGATGATGATAATAACCTTATCTTTACGCTCGATATTCTCTAGTTGGTTAATCAAGTCGAACTTAAGTTCCTCGACGTCCATAATAGGTGTGTGTAATACACGAGACGTATCAATACCAAACGAGGTGAAGTATTGCTG